CAAGCGGTGTGGATTCAGGAAGGCCCGATGGGTGACGACCGGTACGAGGTGAACGGCGTTGCCAATCAGCTTGACCGGACTCAGATTCTCCATATCCCAGCCTTCACGGTTCCTGGCCGTTCCCGCGGCCTTTCCCCGCTCGACATGGCTCGGGAGGCTATCGGCCTCGGCTTGACGGCCGAAGAGTACGGAGCAAGGTTCTTCGCTCAGGGCACCACCATGTCAGGTGTTATTGAGCATCCGGGAACCCCGCGGCCGGACGAAGCTCGACTTCTCCGGGACATGTTCAAGAAGACGCATGCCGGGACGAAGAACAGTCACAGTGTCGGTGTCCTTACGGGTGGCGCATCGTTTAAACCGATCACGCTTAGCCCGGAACAGGCTCAGTTCCTCGAAACGCGACGATTCCAGAAGACAGAGATTGCGCTTCTGTACCGAGTGCCCGCGTATCTGGTCGATTCCCAGGTGACTTCGACCTGGGGAAGCGGCATCGAAGAACAGAACAAGTTCTTCGTAGACAACACGCTAATGCCGTGGATTGTGCGTATCGAACAGGCCGTTTCAACGTTCCTCTTGCCCGGTACGCAATTTATCAAGTTCAACCTAGATGCACGGCTTCGAGCGAAGACGAAGGACCGTTACGCGGCCTACAAGGAAGCCATCCTTAACGGCTTCATGAACGCGGATGAGATCCGCGCGCTTGAAGATATGGAACCGCTTCCCGATGGTTTGGGCCAGGCGTTTTACATGCCTGTCAACGTTGCGGATATCGCCGATACCGAAGAGGAAGAGCAGGAAGCGGAAGCTCTCGAACCTGCCGTTCCTTTGGCGGACGATCCTGCCCCGGTTCCCGACCCTAACGCGGACCCGAATGCGGGGCCGGCATCGAATGCAGATCAGGGAGCGAGCACGAATGGAACTGGAGCGTAGGGCGGTCCCTACAGAGTTTGAGGTTCGAAGCGAAGGCTCGACCTTCGCCTTTTACGGCTACGCCCTTAAGTGGGGCGCACGGTCTCAGAACCTCGGCGGATTCCGTGAACTAGTCGCACAGGGTGCGACTTCAGACAGCATTCAGGGCGATGACATTCGCGCGCTGTTCAACCATGACCCGAATCTGATTCTCGGCCGGAACCGAAGCGGCACGCTTCGCCTGTCCGAGGACAGCACCGGGCTTCACTACGAAGTGGATATGCCGGATACCACGTATGCGCGTGACCTGGCTACCGCTATGGAGCGGGGCGACGTTTCTCAGTCGTCCTTCGGCTTTAAGACCGCCCCTGGTGGCGATTCTTGGGCCGAGGACGGCGACGGTTTCCCGCTTCGCACGCTGAACAGTATTGCGCTGTTCGACGTTTCGCCGGTTACCTACCCGGCTTATACAGACTCGACTTCAGGTGTCGGGTCTCGCGCTCTTCAGTCTTTGGCTGAAATGCGCGGCATTCCCGTTGGGCGGCTGGATTCGCCGGATGCGATCCGGGCCGCTATTCGGGGTGAGGTCGAGGACTCGGCGCTAAGCGAAGCGCGAGCCATCTTTCCCCGTTACGAGCTTCCTACCGATCCGGTGGCAGCTTTCGCGGCCCTTTCCGGTCGTTTTTAACCGCTGAAACTAGCATTGGAGTAGCAATGGACTTCGCCGCAGTGGCGAATGCCGCTCTTGAAGAGCGCGCGAAGCTTGTTAACGAGCTTCGCTCTATCGAGTCGGACAAGGTTCTTTCCGAGGGCGAGAAGCGCGAGCGTGTCGAGAAGATCGACAAGGACGTGACTCGTCTTGAGGCCGAGGCCCGTGACGCTGTTGAGCGTGGCGAGCGTGAGGCCGAGGTTCGGCGCCTTGCCGACCGTGCGGGAAGCCTGGTCCTGCCGAATCTCCCCGAGGTCCGGAACGGTGGCGTTGACGAGGCGGACGAGCTTCGCGCGGTTGCCCGCGGCGAGGTGAAGCACGTCGATTTTGACCTTCGTACCGCGACCACGGGCACGGCTTCGAACGCGGGCAACACGAAGCCGACTACGTTCGTCGCTCAGGTCATTGAGGCCATGCGTTGGCGCTCTCAGTTCTTCTCCCTCGCTCGGACTCTCACCACTTCTGGTGGCGAGACTCTTGAGTACCCGGTGAAGAACACTCGGCCCACGGCCGCGATGGTCGCTGAGAACGTGGCTTACGGCAAGTCGGATGAGAGCTGGTCGAAGACCAACATCGGCGCCTATAAGTACGGCGTGATTGTCGAGGCCACGAACGAGATCGTTGACGACTCGGCCCTTGACATTCTGTCGATTCTGGCCGAGGACGCGGGTGTTGCTGTCGCTGACAAGGTGATGGCTGATCTTCTGCTCGGTACCGGTACTTCCCAGCCTTGGGGCTGGGTGACCCGTTCCACGGGTGCCGTTAACGCGGCGAACCTTGCCGGTATCACTGCTGACAACATGATCGACCTTCAGCACTCCCTTCTTCAGCCTTACCGCAAGGGTTCGGTCTTCATGACTTCGGACACCGCGGTTCAGAACCTGCGGAAGCTGAAGGACGGCCAGGGCCGTTACCTGTGGGAGCCGTCCGTTCAGGCGGGCGCCCCGGACACCTTCCAGGGCATCCCGGTTCTCACTGACCCGAACATGCCTACCTCGGGTGCGGGCGCGAAGACTGTTCTCTTCGGTGACCCTTCGAAGTACCTGATTCGCCAGGTTAAGAACCTGCGGGTTGTGCGTTCGGATGAGTACGGCTTTGACCGTGACGTTGTGGCCTTCAAGGTCACGTGGCGCGGTTCCGGCGACCTGTTCGACACGGCTTCCGTGAAGGCTCTGACCGTTACCGCGTAACTAGCATTGAACGCGTGGGGCCGCCCTTCGGGGCGGCCCCTTGGTCATTCCAACGGAAGTGAGTGGTTATGAAGGTTCGCATTCTTGCCCCGAATCAGGGGCTTCTCGATAACGAGCCGTACCCGGCACCGGGTGCCGTGGTCGACGTGCCCGAGGGCCTGGCCGTGTCCCTCCTGAACGACCAGCGGGCCGAGCTGGTGGCCGAGAAGGCCGCAGAGACGCGTGAGACGCGCGAGTTGGCGGCCCCTGAGAAGCGCGCCCCTGGTAGGCCGCGGAAGGCTTCCTAGGGGGCATCGTGCGGTTTCTGAGCGGTAGGGCCGCCATGCTGCGGCACACCTTCCTAGACGATGACGACGAGTCGCCGATGGTCGTCCCTGCCGTGTCGGTGACCGTACGGGATTCGTCGAGCCAGACCGTTTACACGGGCGACGCGACCAGCTCGGGAACCGAGTGGTCTGTGTCTGTTCCTGGCTTGTCTCAGGGTGTTTACACGGCCTCTTGGGTGGCCGGCACAACGGTCACGGATACGACCAGCTTCGAGGTTGTCGGGGGCTTCCTGTTCACCGTGCCCGAGGCTCGGTCGTCTGACTTTGACCTAGGGGACACGGCCCGCTTCCCTGCCTCGGACGTACGCCACTACCGCGAGGTAGTCGAGGCGGAGTTTGAAGCGATCACGGGCCGCTCGTTCGTGCCCCGAGTGACCTCGGTCGAGGTGACCGCGGATGGCACGTCGAGCTTCTTCCTGGGGTACTTCGATGTGACGGCCTTGAACGCGATCAGCGGCCCTTCAGGGCCCGTTGACCTCACCGGGTGGCACGTCGACCGTACGGGCTTCGTTTGGTCCCCTGATACGCCCATGGAGGGCGACCGGTACACGATCACGTTCACGTACGGCTTCCCCCAGGTCCCCGAGGACGTGAAGCGGGTCGGGCTTCTTCGGCTTCGCTCTCTGCTGACTGCCGAGAGAAGCGGTATCCCGGACCGGGCTACGGCCTTCGTCGCGCACGAGGGGGGCAACTTCACGTTGGCCACCCCTGGCCGTGCGGGCTATGAGACGGGTATCCCCGAGGTCGACGCAACTCTGAAGCGGTATCGCTTCGGTGTGTTCTTGGATGCTCTCGGGGTGTCCAGATGAGTACGAATGCGTTTGCCGTTAAGGCGGCCCTTCGGGACATGATCAAGGCCCTTCCGGCTTTGGCCGGTTATCAAGTGACCTGGGGCTATCCGACCAGGAACCCCGAACGTCGTTGGGTGTTCGTCGGCGAAGTCTCCTGGCCTGACTCGCAATGGGTGACCAATCGTGCCCGTGAAGAGGTCTTTGAGATCAGCGTTGTTGTGAACGCGCAGATTTCCGGGGCTACGGCCGAAGAGGTCGAGACCGAGCTTCAGAACATGGCCGCGGGTATCGAGGACGGCATGAAGTCGAATCCGTCGCTAGGGGTTCAGTCGGTTGTGACTTCGGATTTCATCCCTAAGAAGGTGTCTAGCTTCCCTTCCGATCAGGTCTATGAAGGGCAGCTAGACAGTGTCGTTCGCGTGAAGGCGAGACTTTGAATTGAAGACCGTTGTGTATGAAGGGCCGGGGTCCGCTATGGACATTCCGGCCCTCGGCATTACTGCCCTTAAGGGTGAGCCTGTCGAGGTTGCCGACCCGCTGATAGCGGCGGCACTTCTTCGCCAGGGGTGGCAGGAAGTTAAGGCGAAGAAGGAGACGGCTAAGTAATGGCCACGATCTTTGATCAGTATGTGGGTGCTTCGGACGAGGTTACTTACGGGACCGCTGTAGCGGCCTCGAAGTTCTTCGAGTTTGAGTCCGAGGGCATCGAAGGCAAGTATGAGCGGATTGACTCTGGGTCGATTCGCGCCGGTACCCGTGTTCTTCGGTCGGACCGTTTCGCGGTGAATCCGAAGGGTGCCGAGGGTGATCTGAAGCTTGAAGTGAAGTCGGGTGGTTACGACTTCTGGCTTAAGCACATGCTCGGTGGCCTTCAGGTCGGTACTCCGGCCGGTGGATTCACTACGTATACCGCAACCCTGGGCGACCTGAACGGCAAGAGCTTTACGGCTCAGGTCGGTCGTGTCGACAACACGGGCACCCTGACCCCGTTCACCTATGAAGGTGGAAAGGTCAAGGAGTGGGAGCTTTCCAATCAGGTTGACGAGCTTCTGAAGCTCTCTCTCACGATGGACTTCGCTAAGGAGACTATCGGGGCCGGCACTGGGGCTTATGCGGCCTCTACGCCTACCTACGTCGCTAACACGAGGCTCTTTAGCTTCAACAGTGGCACGGTCACTGTCGGCGGTTCGAGCTTCGATATCTCCGACTTCTCCCTGAAGGCTACTTCGGGTCTGAAGGATGACCGCTACTTCATCCGGAACACCGGTAAGAAGAGCGAGCCTCTTGAGTCCGACCTGCGCAAGTATGAGTGGAGCCTGAAGGGCGAATTCGCCGGAACGACTCACATCAACCGTGTCGCCGCGGCCATCGCGAGTGGTGCAGTCGCTCAGATCACGGTTCTTTGGGATGGGCCGGACAACTCTCAGTTCAAGGTCGACATGCCGTTCTCTCGGTTCGACCAGGGCCCTGTCACGGCTGGTGGCTTCGAGGTTGTCGGCCAGGACCTTTCCGGTATGGCCCTGACGGACGGTACGGCTTCGCCGGTCACGATCACTTACAAGGCGATTTCGTAAGCCCTGTAACTAGCATTGAATCGAGGGGGGTTGGGCTATGCCCGTTCATGGCTATGGAGCCAATGTTGAAGGGCTAGCCCAATTCTCCCGCGCTCTAGCGCAAATCGGGGCTGACGGTTTGCGCGACGAGGTGAAGGCAGCGAACTACGACGTTGCCGACAAACTCGCCGAGGCTGCAAAAGAGAAGGCCGTTGGGCTGAATCGGCAGCAAAGGGCGGCGGCCCTTTCTTTGAGGGCGACCAGGACACAGAACTACGCGGCGGTTCGCCTCGGTTCTGCCCGTGTTCCTTATGCCCTCGGCGCCGAGTTTGGCGCCATTAAGCGGACCCGTAAGGGCAAGATTGCCCGCGGTTTCCGCCCCTGGCGAGGTAATCAGTTCAGCGGTTGGGGCGGTGGCCCCGGTTACTTCCTTCACCCGACGATTCGGGAGAAGGGTCCTGAGCTGATTAACGACTACATGACTCACATTGACCGCATCATGTCGGAGGCATTTCCACAATGAGCACCACCCCTAACTCTGTTGCCCTTCGTATCGACCCCGATTCTCTGACGATTGGCGACCTCGAAGACTTCGAGGACGTTGTCGGCGCCCCCCTTTATGAGGCTCTTCAGCCGAAGCCGGTTATCGGCCCGGACGGGAAGAAGGTTCTCGACGAGAACGGCCGACCCGAGCTTGAGACGAAGATTTCCAGTAAGGCCCTGAAGGCTCTCATCTGGATTTCTCAGCGAATCGACAACCCCGAGTTCTCCCTTGAGGACGCGCGCAAGGTTCGCGTTTCCGCCCTTGAACTGGTCGGCGTGGACGGCCCGGGAAACGACGAAGAGCCGACCGCCTGAAAGAGCGGGCGGCCTTCTGCCACTTCTACCGCATGAGTCCTTTCGAGGTCCGGAAGCTTACGGCTTCCGAGTATCGGGCTTTCTGCGACTACATGAACGAATTCAACGCTAACCGGGAGTCGTAATAATGGCAGGCGATCAGAGAACGCTTCGCGTTGTCATTGTTGGTAACGCCTCCCAGGCTCAGCGTGCCCTTCGTGACCTCGGTCGAGATGCTGACTCCCTGGGCCGCCGTACGGGCGGCCTGGGGGGCGCCTTTGGCGGCCTCGGTAGTCGTCTTGCGTCCTTTGGCGCCATGGCCGCTAGCGGCCTCGGTGTGGCCGCGGGTGCGGCTGCTGTGTGGGGCGTTAAGACCGCCTCGAACATGGAACAGGCTCAGATTGCCTTTACGACCATGCTCGGGTCGGCGAAGAAGGCGACTGACTTCCTGGCTCAGTTGAAGAACTTTGCGATTAAGACGCCGTTCCAAACCGAAGACGTCATTAAGTACTCGCAAACTCTTATGGCCATGGGTTTCAAGGCGAAGGAAGTTATTCCGATCCTGACCCATACCGGTGACGCTGTCGCCGGTCTCGGTGGTAGCCCCGAGAAGCTTCAGCGTGTCCTTCTCGCCATTGGCCAGATCAAGGCCAAGGGCAAGCTTATGGCCGGTGAAATGCTTCAGCTCACGGAGAATGGCATCTCCGGTTGGCAGATGATTGCCGATCATCTTCACAAGACCGTTCCCGAGGTCATGAAGATGGGCGAGAAGGGCGCTATCTCTGCCGATACCGCTATTGCTGGCCTCATGTCCGGCATGGATAAGCGGTTTGGCGGCATGATGAAAAACCAGTCGACCACGGTTGCGGGTATGTGGTCGACGCTGAAGGACACTACACAGCTTGCCCTCGGCGACATGATGAAGGCGTTTTTCCCGCTGATCAAGGGTGTTCTTCCGAAAATCACGTCCGGTGCCCAGGCTTTCGCGAAGGCCGCGGTTCCTGCCTTCGCTCGAATAGGGGCCGCGGTGGGCCCCGTGGTGAACCAGCTCCGTGCGGGCTTTCAGTCCAAGGTAATGCCGGTGCTTCGCCAGGTCGGCACGTTCATTCAGACCTTCATCATTCCGACCTTCAAGAGCATTGCCAGTAACGCAATCCCTATCTTCATGATGATCGCGAACGTCGTACGCGGCTCGATCATCCCGCTCTTCCGGTCTTTGCTCTCGGCAGCAATGCCGGTTTGGCGGACGATAGCGAGCGTGGTTACGGGCACGGTACTGCCCGCGCTGCGGAATCTCGTCGCTACGGTCATGCCGTACTTCCAGCAATTCGTGAACTTCCTTCGAACGCAAATCGTGCCTGTCCTGGCCGGCATGTTTAAACAGGCTCAACCTGTGATCCAGAAGTTCGGCGCCGTACTGTCGACGGTCTTTCAGGGAATCGGTGTTGCCGTAAAGGTCTTGGCTCCGGTCCTGGCCTTCCTTTGGAAGTACCTCGGCCCCATTGTGATCTCGACCCTTCAGGGCCTCTGGTCCGGCATCCTCGGCGTGATAAATGGTGCCCTGAACATGATTCAGGGTGTCGTAAATATCTTCATCGGCATCTTCACCGGCAACTGGTCGAAGGTGTGGACCGGCGTAAAGCAAATCTTCGTAGGCATCTGGCAATTCCTCGTCGGCGCCATCAAGATTTACATTTACGGCTCGATCGTGAGCGTTGTCCGCGGTGGAATCGCGAGAGTCGCCGGATTCTGGCGAGCCGGATGGGCCGGAATCCGCTCCGTGTTCACGACTGTCGTGAACTTCATTAAGGGCGGAGTTACAGGCTGGGTTGGCGGTATCGGTCGACTGATCTCGGGCGGCATTAGCCGTGTCCGGGGTGTCTGGTCGTCCGGGTGGTCCGGCATTCGAAGCACTGTAACCACGTACGGCGGTAAGGTTCTCGACTTCGTCAAGGGCCTCCCCGGAAAGATCACGGGCTTCTTCCGTAGCCTCCCCGGAAAGCTTGTCGAGATCGGCAAGAACATCATTCAGGGACTCATCCGAGGCATTAAGGGTGCCTGGGGTGCGGTGACTGGCGTTGTCTCGTCCCTGGTCGACAAGATTCCTGGCCCTATCCGGAAGATGCTCGGAATTCACTCGCCTTCGCGAGTTATGGCCGAGATCGGTAAGTTCATTACTCAGGGTCTCGTCGTCGGCATGATGAAGGGCTCTAAGGGGGTCGAGAAGACCGCGACGAAGCTTCACGAGCTGGTGACGAAGGCTTTTAAGGCCGGAAAGATCAGCAGGAAGCACGCGAACAGTCTTCACGAATACCTGCACAAGGAAGACGTGAAGCTGTGGCATCTCGCGAAGGACCGCGAGAAGGTAGCCGCGGCCTTGAAGAAGGCCGAGGACAAGCTAGCGGGCTTGAAGAAGGCCCGTGACGAAATGGCTTCGGGTATCGCCTCTAAGGCGAAGGATTACGGCTCGATCATGGGTGTCTACGACTCTTCGGAGTACGGGGACAACTCGGCTTCGGCGATCCTCGGTCGACTGAAGGCGAAGCTTAAGCACATCGTCGACTTCCGTAAGAACCTGGCCCTTCTGGCAAAGCGTGGCCTCGGTAAGGGCATCATCTCCGAGATTGCTAACGCTGGTCCCGAAGAGGGCGGACAGATGGCGCAAGCCCTCTTGAACGCTAACGGCCTTCAGGTTCAGCAGATTAACGCGACTTACGCTCAGATCGGGCAACAGTCCAACGCTCTCGGTTCCCAGGTAGCTAACGACTACTACGGGGCCGGAATCCATGCGGTCGACGGCCTCATTAAGGGTCTGAAGTCGAAGGAATCTGCCCTTACGAAGGCCATGAAGAAGCTTGCCGACTCCATGGTGAAGCAACTGAAGAAGTCTCTTGGGATCAAGAGCCCTTCTCGGGTCTTCATGGGTCTCGGTGGCTTCACCGCGGCCGGTTTCGCGCACGGTATCCGGCGGGGTTCTGGCGACGTTCAGAAGGCCGTGGATGACCTGGCCGGCACTCGGCCCTCTGGGCGGCTCGCTAACAGGTCTATAGCCCGTGCAGCGGCCTTCCGGGCCGCTTATGCGGGCAACGCTTCCCCGAACGTCTACGTGACTGTTCAGGGGCACGTGACGACCGAGAAGGCTCTAGCTAAGTCGATTGCCCTCACGGTGCGGGACGAGATTGTCAGGAACGGTAAGCGGAATGGCGGAAGGACGGGCTTCTAATGGCAGGGATTCCCTCGGTTGCGGTCGAGGTTGCCTTTGACGGGGGCCCGTTCTCGTCGTCTTACACGTGGACCGATATCACGGACTACGTGGAAGGCTTCCAGGTGCAGAGGGGCCGGAACGATGAGCTTGGCTCTATCGAATCCGGCACCCTTTCCCTGACGCTCGATAACTCGGATGGTCGTTTCACCCCCGGGAAGGTCACTTTCACCAACAACCTGGCCGCACAGTCCACGGTGACGGTTGACCTTTCCGGCCGGGCGAATAACTCGCTCGTTCACGAGTGGGTTATGACCGGGCTTGACCCTGACGGCCTTACTCGGGTTGTCAGTGAGCGGATTTGGACGAACGGCCCTCGGGTGTCCTGTTACTTCTCTCTGAAGTGGCAGGATGCTAGCTCGAACACTCTTAAATGGGTGATCGGTACCCGGTTTGTGGCTGACTCCTATCAGGCCGTTTACACGCACATGGAGGCGCCCCCGACCGGGGCGACTCAGTGCCGGGTGCAGATTTGGGCAGACACCTACCCGGACGGGAACACCGCGGTCACCTTCAACGGCGATAGCCAGTCTTGGAAGAAGGCCGCGCCGTATTACCCGAACGTTCTGCCTCGGCGGCGCGTCCGGGTGCGTCCGGCGAACGTCACGCCAAAGGACGTTTCAACGGGCGGAGACATCACCCGTTCCTCGGCACAGTTCTCGACTTCGCACGCTTCCGGGCAGTCAAACTCTTGGGTCCTGTACCCGAAGAGCGGCGCCGGTGCCGTGCGTGTCGACTTCGGCAACAACGGTTCAGCCGACTTCGCTTCGGGTGTTCGCTGCGGTTTCTTCTCGGGCGGTAAGCCCGTGGGCCTGGCTAAGGTCGTGGCCGGACAGCCGTACAGTGTTGGCGCTCAAATCCGGCTCGGGGCTACGTCCCCGAATCTTCAGGTGAAGGTCCGCATTCGCTGGTATGACGTTAACGGCTCTCTCATCAGTGTGAGTGCCGGGGGCTCCGCATGGAGCCTTCAGAACGGCGTCTACGTGCCTATCTCGAACCTGAATCAGTATTCCCCCACGGGTGCCGTGTGGGCCGGTATCGAGGTCGGTACAACGGGCGGAGATGGCCCTAACGGCTATCTCATGGTCGATGAACTTCAGCTCGAACAGGGCGCCACGCTTTCGAGTTGGACCCCGGGCGGTTCGATCTTTCACGGCTATATCGAGAAGTGGCCGGTGTCCTCGGGCGGCCTTACGGCCGAGGTTGCGGTGACGGCCGTTGACGGCCTCGGAATCCTGGGAACGACCGAGCTTCTTCGTCCGATGCAACAGGCCATTGTGACGAGTGATCCTGTCGGTTATTGGACCCTGGGTGATCCTGTCGGCTCGACCAGTCTTGTCAACCTGGCCGATGACACGAAGCCTGCAAAGCTGGTCGCTTCGAAGTACGGCGGTGCCACTCCCCTTCTCGGGGCTACCTCGATCGTCTCTCGGGACGATACGACGTGCTACAGCCTGGCGAACGTGTCGAGCAACACGGGAACCGTGGTCGACATTTGCGACGGCGGTAAGCGCACGTATCCGCTAGGGACTGATCTAACGGTTGCCTTCTGGAC